CTTTCGCTTCAGCAACTACTAAATCACGAAACTTTTCAAGCGCCTTTAATCTTTCACTCATTAACAAACGGTCATTTCATTAGGAACTAAAATATCAAAGGTCATAGTCCAACCAGCTAAATAATTCTCGAACCTTTCAGCAAAGGCTTCTAATGTAGGGTTGCCGTCTACTTGAAAAGCATCAGTAAATAAGTCGCCACGTCGAAGTTCTTCGTATAACCTATTCAATACTGATAGCATAGTATTAAGTACGTAAATCTCATTATCGTTACCGTCGAATATATTTGTGTCTTCGTCTTTTGACTTGTTTACAATATCCATTGCCATAATGCTTACGTTAAAACGAATTATATTGCTTTCAAAAGTTGCGTTGTTAACTATAATGTGGCACAAAGGAAATATAGTTTGTTTTGCTAAATCAACCGCAAAGATATCGCCTTGCGTTACCGTGTTAATAAACGGATCGTTTTCTAAATTGCTTTTCAGCGTGTCAAGTATCGTGTAATAATTAGCCATTTTTTGTCATTCTTTTAATTTCCCTTTCTTCTATTTCTCGTTTTTGCTTTTCGTAGGTAAGCCATGTAAGACACTTTCGAACTCCCAGTCCGGTAACTTCATCAAATTTTGTAAGGTCGCCTTGAGCAATTGCATAGATTGAATTATACCATCCCCATCTTTTATTAAATTGCGCTCTTTCGCTGTAGTCATTAATTTCTTGTTCGTCTTCATCTGGTTCTCCAAATAAGTAAGCGTATGTTGAACTAAGTCGTTTCCTAAACTCGAAAAAAAAACCGTTGCACCCATGACAACATTTAACGGTGCGTACTTCATTAGCTCCGAAAATTCATCCGTTCCCGTGTATTCAAATATCTCGTACCGCTCTTTGTGTTTCTTTGTGATAGGTCGGTACATTACTGCCATGGCTTTATGAAAAGTTTCTACGTTTGAAATATTACTTTCTAAATCAATGTACTCCCCGAAACTCATATCTTCTAAATTAGGAATAAACCCGAATTCAGTGTCTTGAATTTTAAACGTAGCTTGAAATTTAGGCTTTGCTTTGAATATTTCGTTTAAATGTACGGTTAACTCTTTAACGTCACTCCATTTTACTTTAACAACGTCTTTCATTTTTAAGCCGCAAAATATCTCGATCGTCTTTTGACCTATAAATTCTTCGTCATTCGACTTTTCAACCACCCGCATAAATTCCTGATAACTCTTTAACGGTATTTCACTCAAAGAGGTAGGTATTACAATTTCTGTTTTCATCTTATTAATTAACTTTTTATTCGTGTTTTTGTAGTTTAAACCATTTTGTTAACGTCAACAAAAAGATATTTGCACACTATTTGCATACTTGAACGGGTGCGAACTATTATTTATTTACCAAATATGATACTTGCCGTAGTTAGAATTTAACCCTAAGGTTTCCATTTCGTGGTATCGTAGCGCATCAATAGCATGATTGTTTGTATCAATAGGTTTATTCAAACGTGTTCCTTGTTTATCAGTGTCCCAGCAGTAAGCTCGTAGTTCTTTAATTAAATTAACGCTGTTAGACGTAACTAAATATTCTTGGCGTTGCATTACATCTATTCCGTAGTTAATTGAATCCTTGCCCTTTGTAACTCCTTTAATTGTTATTCCGTAGCGTTTTATTTCTTCAATGCTTTTCGGTTCGCTTGAATCAGCGTAAACGGGTACGTGTTTCGGTAGTGCGTTTGCAATATCACTGTTTAACATTCCCGTTTGATACTTCAGTTCGTTTATTATTCGTTGCCCGTTGTAATTGTATATTTCTATTATTGCCGTCGGATCGTTCGTGTAACCAAAGTCTAATCCTATTCCGATTAAATTCGCTTCTTTCGGTAGTATGTCAATAGTTTTCCAGTTGCTGAATATAACGCCTTCTAACATTCCTATTTCACCGAGTCCGTATACCCTATACCAATTTTCCCAATATGAAGATATTGAAGATTTTATCTTTGCTTTTTCTATAAAATCAACCGCTGTTTGTGGTGCGGCTTCATTATCTTTATAAGTCAAAATAATAAAGTCTACATTATCCTCGTTTTTTAATTCAGTGTGAAACCAAAATTCATTTGAAGGGTTCCAGTCTAAAAAAATTGAATGCTTAGTACGCATTGCAAGTTCGGTAAATGAATTAAAATCTATATTATTACATTCGTTAATATATAACCTATCTCTTCTTGCACCTCTTAATTTAGAACTATTATCAGCTGAAAAAAATTCTATAAAAGAACCATTTGTAAAAGTATATCTAAAATCAGTAGCATTCCAATGAGCATCAGTCCATCTATTTGTTGACATCATTATTTTTTTAAAATCACGCATTGCACCTCTTTTTAAATGCGGTATGCTTTCAGAAACTATTGATGTTTCAGTTCCTTTATTTTTTATGGCGTAATCGATTTCAATAGGAATTATTCCGTACGTTTTTCCAGCCGACGAACCTCCTTGAATTCCTTTAATAAACTTTTTAAGTTCTAATAATTTATTTATTGCCGTTGTCCGTATAAACATATAGCCATATTTTTAGCTTCTTCAAATGAATTAAATCTTTTTCCGTGTTTATATACCCTATATTGATTTCTTAAATTATCAAAATAAACATACGGATGTTTTGATTTATATTTTTTGTCCGTATTTCTAAAGGTTAAATTTTCAGAATTAGTTACGTATCTCAAATTACTCAAATTATTATTTGTTTTATCTCCGTCAATATGATCAACGTATAAATCGCTTTTACCTACAAATGAAGCCATAACTAAACGATGTACATAGTAATGCTTTGATATTTTATTTTCATCAATTAAAGCTACTCTTTTATAACCTTTAGTGTGGTTACCGTCCTTTATTTTTTCAGGAATAGTTCGTTTTTTATTATCACTTCTAATGATAATTCTTTTAATTGATTTTACTCTACCTAAATTAGATACTTCATAAATACCTTCGTAGCCTTTTATTGATTTAAATATTTCCATAAACAAATATACTATAAACTTGCCACTTATCCAAATTTATTTATTATCAGTTTCAGGAAATAAAGGTTGTTCGATATTCGTTTGTTCAACTTGCTCTTTTAAGTTGTTTAAACGTTGTGTAATGCTTGCGTTATACTGTCCTACCATACCGCCCGTTATTTGATCTTCGCGTATTTCTTTGCGTATACGTGAACAGATAGCGGTAAATTCTGAATATCTTTTATCTCTATTCATGAAATAATCTTCAACTACTCCTACTTCGTCCCAGCAAAATATTTCGAATCCTTCCATTGTTAAAGGTCTTTCAAGTGGCTCGGCTCGTTCTTCAAATTCTTTACCCCCGAATACGCTTTTTATTCTCGGGTTAGCTTTTACGTCTTCTTTGTATTTTTTAAATAGTTCGTAAAGTTGTTCAGGACTATCTAAGTTTCTTGGTCTACCTACTTTTGCCATTTTATAGTTCGTGTTTTTGTAATTTACTTTGTTTAATTCTCATTTTATATGACCTACTATTTTCTTTCATTTTTTCGTTATAAATAGGGTCATTGTAATATTTATTCATTAACCATTTATTCTTGTATTCTTGTTCGCATGGTTTACACTTGTAATAAAAGTAACTTAGATTAGTTTCTTTACTAAACATTTTTCTAAATTCAATATGATTTTTATATTCACCACACGCTTTACATCTTTTTTGATAATCAGCGGGTACGTCTTTATATAGTATTTTAGAAGCAATATGTTTTCTCAATTCTAACCATAAAAGCCTTTTAATGTTTTCTTTTATATCCTTTTTATTTTCATAACTTAATATAAAAGCTTCATTATATATATCATGTTCACTAACATTTCCGTTTAATTTAAAACCTATTTTGTTAGCGTAGAATTTAATAAAACTTAAAGTATCCATTTATTGTTCGTCTTTATAACTGTTGTATAGAATTTCAAGTTTATTCATTACATCACGTAGACAAGAACCGCAGCTTGTTGGTTGCATATTTACTTTAAATACTCTATTGTAAATTCTTAATAGTTCCTTTTGTTCGGTTGGCTTCATTGAATAACGTGTTTCAGAATACCATCCTTTTAAATATTCGTATTCGTCTTTTAGTAAACATTCGGGTTTACGGTACGGAAATAACTCGTTTAACTTTGCTTTGCGTTCGTCGCATTTACAATCTTCACCAAGTAACCATTTAGCAACTTTTGATACTCCAGTAGCTTCTAAAACTTTTTCTACTGTATCTCCTAAACCTTCGCTTTTAGCCGCTAATATTTCGGCTTTTGTTCGTCTTTTTCTTGTCATGTTTTTATTTTATTAGTTCAAAATTTTTATTATAACTATTTCTTTTAATTCTTTGTCTTTCTAAATTATATTCTATCTCAAAATGTAAGCAAGCTTTTTTTAATCCTTTGAAAATTTGACCTGTTTTAATATGTTTATATGTGTGTGAATATAATTCATTTTTTCTATCAATGCTTTTTTGAATTTCTTCTTTACTCCTTTTCCTACCTAATTGTCCTTTAGCTATTTTAATTTTAGTTTCAGGTGTATGCTTATAGCCTAAAGCCCCGCTTCCTCCTTTAGTTTTATTAACTAAATTTTTTATTCCATACATTTCAATTAAAGATTTTTCAATCTTAAATGCTAATTCTTTTGATAAATTTTTAGCTATAATTTCAACATTAAAATAACATTCTGAAATATTTTCTTTCCATTCTTTACTTCTACTATTTTCATCATAAGCCCTTGACATATTTCCAACGCCAACGTAAAAAACTTCATTTGTGCATCTATTTTTATGCAAGTAAACTAATAAATTCATTTTAATAATTCGTAATCTTGGTTAATTAAATCCTGATAATCTTCCCCTACATTCTCTTTTAAACGTATTTTACAAATCTTAATTGTTTTCCATACGCTTTTAAAACTTATTCCCGTTACGCCTTCTATTTGTCGTGTACTCATTCCTGAAGTTCGGTAAAGGTCAAATAGTAGTTGATCGTACCAGTGCCAGCTTTTTATTTCAGCAATCATTTTTATTTCAAAACGTTTCTTTGCTTCTAATATTTCGGGTTGGTATTCGTCTTTCAGTTGCATAGCTTCAGTTAAATTAACCTTTACTATCCTGGACTTACTTTTTTTATAGTCAAAAGCCATGTTACGTAATACCGTCCAAACAAAGTTCTTATTCAGTTTACCGTTTATGTAGAACCGTTCGACTTTATCCAGCTTTGCCATTTTTAAATACATTTCTTGAACTATATCTTCGCAGTAATAATCTTCGCCAAAAGTTGAAACAATCTTTACCCATTCGTTGTGATGCTTGCTTAATTCTATTAAAAATATATTACTCAAAAAATTGAAATTGAATATTCAACAACTAATAAAACTAATAACCCTACGCAAACACGATGAATAGAATCTAATATTAATTCGTCTTTATATACCCAGTCTTCAAATTTAGGAACACTTTTCCAATATACCAAAACCAAAAAAGCCCTGTCCAAAACGAACAAGGCTATAAAAAACGGTAATAGTAGAATGTATCTCACATTACAAAGTTATACTTTTTTTTTAATATCTCTCATCACGTCGTAATTCTTGCCAGTATAAAAGTTCTTCAGCTTCGTCTTCGTACTCAAAACCGAATGCAGTAGGATTGTCGTAAATTAGTTCTTGTAAGGACTCACAAATTAGTTTAGAATTACGGTTGTTTAGTATTCCGTGTTTTACGTAGTTGTAATCAGCGTCGTATAAATCGTATCTCGTTAAATAAACTTGTGCTTCTTCTACTTCGTTACCGTCACGGGTAAATTCAACGTCAAATTGTAACTCCATGTAACCAAATCTACCAAGGTTAATGTCGAAATAACCAGTTCTATTGTAAAAATCTACCGCTTCAATTTTCCAATTACGTGTTTTCATAGTGCTTTGCTTTAATTATTTCTTCAAAATTAATATAACTTTTTAAATAAACAACACTTTTAGAAAAAAAATAACAATAATTAAAAAACCCCTCCCTTGCATTTATCTAAAATTCCCAGGTTTTGATTTGAAGGAGGGGCTGTTGCTTTGCCGAGCCTGAATTACATTCCTTTTTCATTTAGGTATTTCGCTAAACGTTGGATCGTTTTACTTGTTAAAGACTTGCCGTTTAAAAACGTGTGAATGTTTGACTGGTGTAATTTAGCATCCAAACAAAAAGCATTCAATGATAGTTCGTGTTTTTGTAGGTAGTCCCGTAACATTTTACGCGTTATCTCGTCGCTATTTGCTATTATTTTACTTGCTTTCATTTAGAAATCATTTAAGAAGTCGGATATATCATTGCTTTGTGGCTTCGCTTGTTGTTCTTCAGCTGGCTTTATTGACAAACTTAAATAGTTTTTACCGTTGTTACTTTGTTTTTTCCAAGCGCTTATGTAAAATTCACGTCCTAAAATTGTTACTTTACCGTTCATATCGGGGTGCGTTTCTTTCGTCTTTTTGTCATTTGTGAATAACGCTCCTGAATTGTCTCTTTTTTCCATTTTACTTTTTATTTTAATTCTACTTTATAATACTCCAATGTTATATCTGCTATTTTTTCAGCGTCTTTACGTACCCTTGCTTGTCTATCTTCATCGTCGAACGGACTGTGCCACCTTTCATCTGAAACCGCATCGTAGTTTAAATACGTAATAATTGCTTCAACAACTCTTTCTCGTCTTTCGTCGTAGTCCATAGGGACCAGTAGAACCCTTGCTAAATTTTCCATTTTACTTTTTATTTATTTTTATTTTTAACATTTTAACTATTAAAGAATCTCCGTTTACCGTACCGCCTTCATCAGTTAAGGCAGTTAAAGCTTCTATTAATTGCTTTATTTCTTTTAGTTCTTTTTTTAAGTCTTGAATTTCTTGGTTAACTTCGGGGTTCATATTAAGTCTATTATTTCGTTATAATATTCGTTACATTCTTCTATTCGTGTTTTAATAGCTTCGATAACTTCATCGTCACGCTTTACTACGTGCGTTTTAACGCGCTTTTCCATAGGTATGTGTCCGAATGTATGCTTGTCTTCTACAAACTCTCTTAAATCGGAACTTTCACTAATTAGGTTTTGTTTCCAATGTTCCCTTCTAATTTCGTCTTCTACTATTTGTAAAGGCGTATCAACTAAACAATAACATAATAAAGCCTCTTGTTTGTCCGTTAGCCACATATAACCCTGAAGTTGGTAGTAATAATCTTTGTTTTTTAATTCGTCTTCTACTACCTTTTCAAAAAACGTAAACGCATCCCAAGAAGATTTAACGTCAATCAGTACATCCGTGTTTACATCAGGCACGCCCGTTATATATTCGTTTGTTATTCGTTCTTCATTCTTG